GCCGTCGATCAGGACGGTGTCGGGGATCACGCGGTCCTCCCGGTCAGGAACCCGAGGTCGCGCAGCGCCTGCGCGGTGCTGCCGACGTAGGTGCGGGGGGCGTGCTGCTGCACGGTGAGCTGCTCGATGTAGGTCCCGCCGGCTCCGACGCCGGCGCCGGGCCGGGTGCGGGCGGGAGCAGCGGTGCCCAGGCCGCTGGTGAGCGCGGACGCGATCCGGTCGCTGCTCTTGGCCACGGTGGGCAGCTCGTCGACCACGCCGAGCGGGACGGCGGCGGTGAAGTTCGCGCCGATGCCGCGGCCGATGCGGGACGGCGACTTGATGCCGAGCTTCTTCTTCAGCGCCTTCACCATTGCGGTGGCGATCTTCGTCATCGCGTTCTCGACGGTCTTGATCTGGGAGAGCAGCCCGTTCACGAGGCCCTTGGTGGAGTCGACGCCGGCGCCGTACAGGCCGACTGCGGCGGTCTCGGCCAGGCCCTTGCCCTGGGTGTTCAGGCCGGATGCGAGCTGCTTGATCTTGGTGAAGTCGGCGTCGTTGGCCCGGACCAGCGCCGCCGCGGTGTCTGCTCCGTCGAGGCCGGCGTCGATGAGCTGCTGCAGGAACGTGCGCGGCAGGCCCCGCTTGATCAGGGTCGCGATGTTGGCCCGGAACCGCTTGAGGGTGTCCAGGCGCTTGGCCAGCGCGCGGACCAGGCCCGGCCCGGAGCGGGGCAGGATGGTGATGTCGGGCATCACGCTCTGCCGGACCCGGGTCTTGAGGTCTCGGACGTCCTGCAGCTTCGCCAGCAGCGCCTGCCGCTGCGTGGCCAGGGTCTGCAGCTGCGCGTTCGACGACCGGATCCGCGCGACCATCGCCTTCTCCGCGCCGCCGGACAGGGCGTCGCGGACCTGGCTGATCAGGCCCTTGAGTCGGTTCTTGATCTCCTCGGGCTTCGCGGTGACCAGGTCGCGGACGAAGGTGCCGGCGATGGTGTCGAGGACGGCGCTGCGGGCCTGGGCCGCCTTGCTGCTCGTAGCCGTGCTGCCCGTCCTCTTGCCGTTGAGGTTCTTGCGGAACATGGCGAGCAGGCCCTCGTACTGCTGCTGCAGGGCCTTGTAGGCGGCGGAGTCGGTGCCCGTCCCGGTCGTCCCGTTCGGCGCGAAGCTGCTGCCGGTCTTGGAGGCTGCGGCGATCCCGGCGAGGGAGCTGGTGTTGACGAACGACGTCTGCACGGCGAGCGTGACGGGGATGGTGGTGCCCTGCGCCATCGCGGAGAGCCGGGTCTGGACCTCCTGCAGGCGGGTGTCGACGCCGGCGACGTAGGTCTCGGTCGCGCTGGCGAAGACCCGCATCGAGTCGGCGCCCTGGCGGGCGGACTGGGCGAGCCCGTCGCCGACGCCGGGGATGATGCCGGCGACGGTCGCGAGGCCGTCCAGGAGGCTGGCCAGCGCGCCGCCGACGAAGTCCTGCACGATGGTGGATGCGGCCCCGAGGAGGGTCTTCTGCCACTGCAGCGTCCCGATCTCGGCGAACGCGATCGCCTTCACCAGCACGTCCATGGCCCAGGCGACGGCGGGCAGCACTGCGCGGGCGAGCTCGCCGAGGAAAGGGACCAGCGGGCTGACCGCGTAGAACAGGTCCCCCAGTCCCTTCCCGAGGGTCAGGAGCGCGGGGGCGAGGGACGGCAGGGATCGGGCCAGCTCGTCGGCGACGATGCTGGCGAAGGCCTGGAACGACGGGGTGAGCGCCTCGATCGCCGGGGTCAGAGCGTCCATGATGCCGAGCAGCCCGGTGCCGAAGACCTGGAGCAGGCTCGTGCCGACGGGGAGGACGGCGGCGAGCAGGTCGCCGCCCTTGGTGGCCAGGTCGGCGAACAGGGGCGCGAGCTGGGCGAACCCGTCGACCAGCGCCGGGGCGACGGTCTGCGCGAGGTTGGTCAGGGCGGGGCCGAGGATGGTGCCGAACGACGTCGCGAACGACGTGATCGACGGCTGCAGGGTCTTGATCGCCTCGGTGATCGCGGGCAGCGCGGGCGCGAGACCGTCGGACAGCCCGATCGTGAGGGCGTCCTTGAGGTTGGAGAACACCCCGGCGAGGGTCTGGGCCTGCTTGGCCATGAGCCCGCCGAACGCCTTGGTGTTCTTCGTGCCGTTCTCGACACCGGACACGAGGGCCTGCACTGCGAAGTCGGCCGGGACGAGGCCCTTCTCGATCAGCTTCTGCATCTCGACGGTGGTGGTCCCGGCGGTGTCGGCGAGGATCTGCAGCCCGTTGACGCCGAGCTCGGACAGCTGCAGGAGCTCGTCGCCCTGCACGCGGCCCTTGGCCTGGATCTGGCCGAGGGCGCGGACGAACGAGTCGACTCCGGCCTGCCCGCGGCCCAGACCTGCGGCGGCGTCGCCGGCGGCCTGCAGGATCGGCAGGACCTTGTCGGCGGCGAAACCGAAGCCGAGGAGCTGCTGCGCGGCGACGGTGAGGCCGGGCAGCTCGAACGGGGTCGCCTTGGCGAAGGTGCGCAGCTGGTCGATGAACCCCTGCGCGGCGGACTGGGAGCCGAGGAGGGTCTCGAACGCGACGTTGGCCTGCTGGAGGTCGGACGCGGACTTCAGCGCGTACCCGCCGATCGCGGTGAACACCGCGGCGGCGCCGGCGCCGGCGAGGGCGACGAGCTTGGCGAGGTTCGCGGCGGCAGTAGCCGCGGCGGATCCCAGCCGCGGCAGTGCGTTGGCGCCGAGGTCGCCGATCTTGCCCACGAGGCCGGAGGCGTACCCGCCGACCTCTCGCAGCCCGCCGCCGAGCCGCTTGAGCGGCACCGACGCGCGTGCGGCGGCACCGCCGAGGGTGCCCAGACGGCCGGTGAACGCTGACGCGGCGGCCTCGCTGGACCGGAACCCGGCGATGAAGTCGGTCAAGGGCAGGGCGGCCCGCTTGAGGGCGGGGGCCTGCTCGCCGATGCGCTGCAGCTGCTTGACCAGTCCCTGGCCCAGGGTGCGGGACAGGCCGCCTGCGGCCTGACGGCCGATCCGCTCGCCGAGCTCGCGGCCGGCTGTCTCGGTGGGGGCGCGCAGCTGCTTGCTGATCGCGGCGGCGCCGCCCCGGAACGACGGGAGGAGGGTGACGTAGGCGACTGCGACCTCAGCACCGGTGGCGGGCACGGGTCATCCCTCCTCCCGGTTCGGGGCGATCGCGGCGAGCACGGCTCGCGCATGGTCGGGGTCGAGCGGCTTGGGCGGGCGCCGCTTGGGGCGGCCGCCCAGGATGGGTGGCAGCGGGGGCTGGTTGCGGCCCTTCTGGCCGTCCTTGGTCTGCTGCCACAGCAGCAGGTCGAGCTTGTGGACCACGGCGGTGAGCAGCCGGGCCTCGAGGCTCCATTCGGCCTGCTCGAGGTCGTCGTCGCTGGCGTAGGAGCGGGCCAGGCGGCTGGTGGGGTCGTCGAGCGCTGCCTGCAGCAGCCGTCCGAGCCGCGCCCAGGTGAGGGCGGGGGTGCCGAGGTCGAGGATGTCGACGCCCCAGCGGGCGAGCAGGTCGTCCTCGACCTCGGCGAACCGGTCCCGGAGCAGGCCGAGCAGGCCTGCTATTCCCCCGTGCTCGCGCCGTGGACCTGCTCGAGCATGCTCGCGAGCATGGTCCCGGAGCCGCCGGCGTCGACGAACGCCTGGTAGTCCTCGTCGCCCATGACGATGCGGCAGGCGTCGGCGACGCGGCCGGCGATGAGGGCGTCGGACGCTCCGTCGGGCCACACCTGGATCGGGGGGATGACGAAGACGCGGTCGGCGGCCTCGATCTCCAGGCCGCTCTCCTCGATCTGCTCGGCCTTCCAGGCCTCGAGGCTGATGCGGGTGCGGGTGGTCTTGCCGGTGGTGCGGTTGCGCGGGGGCATGGCTACTCCTTCGACGCGGGGGTTGGTGTCGGCGCGGGTGGTGGGTCGGGCACGTCGGGGGCCGCCTCCCGCGCCGGCGCCGGCCCCCGACGTGGATCAGGACGCGCCCAGCGCCGACCAGAACTTGCGGGCGGGCTTCCCGTCGAGGACGGCGGAGTTGTACGCCTTGATGGTCACGCCGTAGCCGAGGAGCTCGCCGGAGACGGCGTTGCGCTCGGCGAGCTCGGTGACCTGGCCCTCGGGGATGAAGGTGCGCTCGACCTTGCCGCTCTCGCTGTCGACGTAGTCGATGATGAACGCCTGCCGGGCGCCGAGGGCGCCGGGCTCGACGTCGAGGACGCCGGCGACGAGGTCCTGGCCGTAGTACAGCTCGAGGACCTCTTTCTTGGTCTCGATCATCGTGAAGCTGATCTGGTAGGAGCCGTCGGTGACGTCCTCGCGGACGGTCGCGGCGTTCTGCCAGGCCTTCTTCTCGTCGGTGGTGCGGTTGATCGTCTCGGTGACGCCGTCCTCGTTGAGGTAGCCGAGGTCGGTGTAGCCCGTGGCGGCGGAGACTGCGGAGGTGGGGACGGCCGCGCCGGTGTCGGCGACGTAGACCGCGCCCGTGACCGCCACGCGGGTGTTTGCGCTGTCCAGGGACATGCAGACTCCTTGGGGTGGTGTGGTGTGCGGAGCGTGACGGCGGGCGCCGTCTGGACCCGGCCTCGGTGGCCGGGCCCGGTCAGATGGCCGAGCCGCGGACGAGCAGCTCGACGGTGAAGTAGCGCGCGAACGTCCCGGACTCCTCGGGCAGCGCGTAGGGGCCGCTGGCGTAGGTGACGCCGAGGACGGGCCCGGCGCCGGGGGCTGCCTCGAGCAGGGCGCGGCACAGGGCGGCGAGGTCGATCGCGTCGGTCTCGACGGGGGCGTGCACGCGGATCCCGAGGCGGGCGCGCTCTCGGACCAGGTCGAGTCGGGGCCCGCCGTCGCGGCGCACGACGACCGCGCGCCCGGTCAGCGGGTTCGGGGTGCGGGTCGCGACGGTCACGGCGTCGGCGTAGGGCTCGTCGCGGGCGGCGAGCTGGGCGGCGAGGTGGGCGACGGCCCAGGCCTCGACGTCGGGGAACGCGATGATCTCGGTCATGCGAGCCTGCCGGCGTCGAGGGCGCGGGCGAGGTTCCCGGTGCGGGACTCCACGACGAGGGCGTAGTCCACGCTCGCGCCGATGCGCACGGCGGCGCGGTCGGTCTCGTCGCTGGAGACCTCGATGGAGTCGGCGTAGTCGCCGGAGTCGACCGGGGCGGTGGCGCGGGCGACGGCGGCGACGGCGCGGCCGCGGCGCTGCAGGTCCGCGAGGACGCCGGGGTCCTTGAGCAGCTGCTCGACGCCGGGTGAGTTGAGGACGACCTTGACCCGGGGCGGCATCAGCCGGTCACCTGCTTGAGGCGGACGACCTGGCCGCTGCTGCCCCAGCCGGCGGGGGCGCCGTCGACGAGCCAGGTGCTGCCGCGGGCCTCGACGGTGTCGCCGGCGGCGATCGCGGCGGACGCGGGCGCGTACACGTCGAGGAGGGTGCGGACGGCGCCGCGGTCGACCTCGACGGGTTCGCCGGAGGACACCGGGGCGATGCGGCAGCCGCGGACGGTGGTCCGCACAGCCGGGCCCGGCACGGGGTTGCCCAGCCGGTCGGTCCCGGTAGCGGCGCCGGGGCGCACGACGATGATCGACTCGATCACGGCTCCCCCTTCCACCAGGGGAACGGCTCGTCGGTGCCGTCGACGGGCTGGTAGGCGGTGTCGTCGAGGTAGTCGCCGCGGGTGGTGGACAGGCTCCACACGCCGGGCCGCGACACCGGGTACAGGTCGGCGATGGTCTGCTTCTCGGCGTCGGTGAGGTAGACGCCCTCGACGCCGCGGGCACCCCACCGGTTCGCGAACGGCCCGGCCTGCACGGACTCCGACATCGTCGGGTTCATCCACGCCCGGCCCGCGGCGGCGCACACGATCATGACGACCTGGTCGGGAACCACGAGCGTCCCGGCCTCGTCGAGGAAGCTGCGGCGCGCCTCGGTGCGGACCAGTGCGGACGCGGCGGCGAGCAGCCACGTCGCGCGGGTGGACTGGTCGTCGACGGACGGGGCGTCGGCGGGCAGGGAGGCGGAGAACTCGTCGAGGTCAACGAGCGGCTGCTGCATGGCGGGGCTCCCAGGCTTCGACGGCGGCGACGAACGCGGCGTGGTCGGCGGTGGCGGCGTGCGCGGCCGCGCGGGCGCGGGCGCGCTCGGACGCGGCCTGCCACGTCGAGGTGTCGTGCAGGGCGGTGATGGCCGCGGACCAGGCGGGCACGTCGTCGCGGTCGACGAAGACGCCGGCGTCGCCGAGGTTGGCGAGCAGCCCGTCGGCGGGGTGCGCGATGACGGGGACGCCGTGCGCCATGGCCTCGGCGGCGGTCATCGACCAGGACTCCTGCGCGCTGGGCGCGAGCAGGACCCGGGTGCGGGACCACACCTGCTCGGCCATGAGGGGCGCTGGGACGGGCTGTGCGACCTCGACGTTGCCCGGCACTGCGGAGGGCACGATCTGGTCCCCGTAGCCACCCAGGACGGCCAGGAACGGCACGTGGGGCAGGGCTGCGGCGATGTCCCAGAACCGGCCGGCCTTGTTCTCGTTGAGGTTCACGATCGTCACCCGGTCCCCGGACACGGGGGCAGCTGGGATGCGCAGCGGCGGGGTGACGACCAGCGCGTCGCGCTCGCCGAGGGTGTCGGCCATGAGCCGGCTGTTGCAGACGACGAGCTCGGGGTCGGTCTTGGACAGGCCCACGCGCACGCCGATGCCGGCGTTGTGGCAGACCGCGACGATCCGGCCGCCGCGGTGCCGGCGGATCTCCCGCGCGGTGGACGCGTAGTCGGGGTGGCACACGATGACGTCGTAGCGGCCGTCCCACGCGCCGGCGCGGCCGCGCACACGGATGCCTTCGTGCTCCCACGGCGGAGGCTTCTCGTCGCCGCGCACGACCACGGTGATGTCGTGGCCGCGCGCGGCGAGCGAGCGGAGCAGCTGGTGGGTCATCAGCTCGGACCCGATCCAGCGGGCCGGCGGGTAGGACAGGAGCGTCGCGACGACCCGCATGCGGCGCTCCTGCCCTACCTCGATGGTCAGGACCCGGCGGGGGTGAACTCGATCTCGACGGCGCGGACGTTCTTGACGCCGTCGTCCTCGACCGAGGTGCAGCCCGCGAAGGACGACACGATGCTGCGATCGCGCAGCTTCGTCGGGTCGTAGTCCTTGATCCAGCGCATCGCGAGGCCCTCGTAGGAGCTGCGGGCGCCGGCGCTGGCGCCGTCCGGGATCTCCGGGGCCACGTTCAGCCACGCGAACGCGGTGCGGTGGAAGGCGTAGGCCTTGTCCGCGTCGATCGCGTTGCTGGTGACCAGGGTGAACCCGGCGAGGCGGCCGATGACGGCCTCACGCAGAGCCGACTCGGTGCCGGACTCGTTGACCTTGACCAGCTTGTCGCTGGCCAGGAACGCGGCCTCGACGTCGGCGCCGAGCAGGATGACCCGCTCGCCGAACGGCACGTTGGCCTTGTTGAGGACCTTGCGGGCCTCGACGGCGACGAGGTAGGGGTCGCCGGTCTTGCCGGCCGCGCCCTCCTCGAAGCCGACCGTCTCGTCGAAGGTCGCCGAGGCGATCGTCGACGCGATGAGGTTCTCGAGGCCCTCGGCGACGCCGCGCATCTGCGGCATGAGCACCTGGCTGCCGAAGTCGGCGATGTCCAGGGTCAGCTGCTCGTCCGTGATCGGCGTGCCGTGGTAGATGTCGTGGTTGAGCACGACGTCGACCTTGGTCTCGGTCAGGTCGTCGAGGACGATCGACGCCGACCGGTCGTTGCGCCACCCGTACTCGCGGGCGGTCGCGACCGCGGCAAGACGCATGGACACGGTGTCGTCCTTGGCGCCGACGACCTCGGCAGAGACCTTGGGGTCGGTCCAGACGAGGCGCGGCAGGACGATCTCCCGCTGCAGGAGCCCGATCGCGGTCTTCACGATCTTGTCGGGCTTGAGGAAGGTACTCGCCACGGGAACCTCCTAGGTTCGGGGTGAATCACGCAGGCCCGTGGCCAGGCAGCGTGGGGTCGGTGCTAGAAGCCGCGCCGCACCTTGGCGGCCAGCTCCGCGGGATCGCTGTCGTCGGGCTCCTCGGTGGGGTCGCCGCCGCCGCGCAGACGCTCCTTGGGCTTCTGCGTGGGCGGCTTCTTCCCGCCGCCGCCGAGGTTCTCGAGCAGCTTCTCGGCGTCCTTGAGGATCTCCTCCTCGGTGTCGCCCTTGAGCCGGTCGATGAGCCAGTCCGGCAGGCCGAGGCGGTGCCCGACCTTGAGGCGGCGGTTCTCGGCCTCCAGGGCCTTGATGCGGCCGTCCTTGTCGCCGGACTGCTTCGCCCGCTCTCGCAGCGATCGGTTCTCGCTGTTGAGCTTCTTGATCTTCGCCAGCGCCCTCGGCGCGTCGAAGCCTCCGTCGTCGTCCTTGTCCTCCTGGGACCCGTCGTCGTCGGAGTCGTTGCTGTCCTTGCTGTCCTTGCCCTTGGCGCCGCCGGCGTCGCCGTCCTTGTCGCCGGCGCCGTCGTCGTCCTGGTCCTGCTCGTCGTCGTCGCCGTCCGGGGCGGCGCCGAGGATGGGCCAGATGGGGCCGCGCTTGCCGTACCCGATCGGGACGATCGGCTGGCCGGTGCGGGGGTGGCGCAGGATCGTGCGGTGCATGTGCCCTCCTGGGGCTGTTGTGGTGGGGGTTCCCTCCGCCTCCGGGGCGGGTGGTCTCAGGCGGGATAGCCCTCGGCCGCGGACAGGGCCGCGCGGAAGGCGTTGTACTTCCCGTTGGGGCCGCCGCGGTCGCCCTCGCGCACGGCCTGCTGGTACAGGGCCCGGTAGCGCAGCGCCTGGTCGGACCAGGCGGCCTCGCGGTGGTAGATGGCCTCCGGCGTGCACGAGCAGTGGTCGTGCGGCTGGAAGTCGGCGCTGGCCTGGGACCGGTACACCGGGCCGCGGCTGGCGAGCATCGCGCAGAACGCGCACGGCCGCCCGGAGGTGACCCGCGCCCAGCCGAGGGCCTGCCGGTCGGCGGTGACGCCGGCGACGATCTGGCCGCGGCCGCCGTCCAGGGTGTGACGGGCGACGGCGCCGAGGACCTGCACGAGCGCGTTGTCGCCGGCCGCGCCCAGCTGCAGGCCCTGGCTGATGCCGGCCTTCACCGCGATGGGGCCGGTGACCCGGATCGACGTCGCGATCGCGTCCAGCGGCGCGGGCTGCTGCTGCAGCACCGGTGCCGGCCCGGTCGCGCCCTCCGCGGCCCGGTACAGGGCGAGGTAGGGCTCGGCCTGCTGCGCGGACAGGGCCCGGCCGGCGGCGACGAGGTCGGTGACGACCTGCACCCACGCGTCCTGGGTGGCGTCGAGGCGGCGCAGGTCCAGCAGCGGCCACAGCTCGACGACGCGGGCCTGGACGCCGCGCACGAGGGTCTGCTGCTGGCTGCGGTAGGCGTTGGTGAGGGCGCGGCCCTCCGGGGTGAGCGCCACGGTCAGGCGCCGGGCGCGCCGGCGTCCTGGGCGCCGCCCTGCCGCTCGAGGTAGGTCTGCAGCTGCTGCAGGGCGCCGCCCTGCCGCGACAGGCGCTCCCACTCGTCGACGTCGAGCTTGGTGACGCCGGGGATCCGCGGCCACAGCGCCTGCACCGGGACGCCGAGCTGGTCGGCGATCTTGCCGAGGGCGTCGGCGGCCTGCGACAGGGACCGGATCTCGGTGTCCTGCCAGGTGACGTGGCTGGTGAAGTCCTCCGCGGCCGCGGTGTCGCCCTGCTGGTGGGCGGCGAGGCGCAGCTTGCGGTCGTGGCTGGCGCCGAACGCGACCTTGTACTGGTGGATCTTCTGGATCAGGCCGCTGCGCGCCTCCGAGAGGGCGTCGGCGGCGAGGTTGACCAGGTTCCCGGTCAGCGCGTAGGTCGGGGTCTGCGACACGACGGCCAGGGACTCCACGTCGGAGTCGTAGGCGCTGATGAACCCGTCGAGCGGGGTCTCGTCGAGGGTGCCGAACCGGGTGTCGGGGTCGTCGGCGACGAGGATGTCGTCCTGGCGCAGCTGCAGCTTCTTGTCCTGCGTCTCCTGCTCGCTGTACTGCTCCCCGTCGGGCTTGGACATGCCCGCGATCGTGCGCACCTTCCACGAGTTGAAGTGCTGCACCATCATCCGGTCGTAGGCGGTCTTGTTGATCCGCGCGGCGACCGGGATGAACGGGTCGACCTCCCCGAACGCGCGGCCCTCCTCGTCGAGGTCGCCGGAGAACCGCACCACCGGGCACACCCCGGAGTCGTGGATCCGGTGCTCGAGGTAGGTGACCTCGCCGCCGTCGACGGACTTGGCCGACAGCACGTGCACCGCGACCTCGTCGATGAGCTGCAACATCAGCGACCCGCCCGACGCCTCGACCTGCAGCGCGTACATCGGCCAGTCGTCGGACTCCGGGGCCTGCCACACCGCGTACAGCCGGCGCGGCGACACCGCCTTGATCACCGACGACTTCTCCCCGCCGGGCACGACGCCGGGCAGCACGGTCTCGAACGAGTACCCGTACTTCACCGCCGCGCGGTGGGTGGCGACCTGCCGGGAGTCCTGGTCGTTGCGCTCCCAGGTCTCCCACGGCCCGGAGTTGTCCGCCGACGACGGCGACCGGTACCCGTCCACGTACAGCGCCTGCGCGACCGTCCCGACCACGAGCCGCAGGTACGGGGTCTGCGCGAGCTTGAGCAGCGCCTTCAGCTCGGGGGTCGCGCCGCGCGGCGCGCGGATCAGCTCGTTGTCGGTCTCCCGGCCCCGGTACCACTTGTCGATGACGTCGAGGCGCTCCCTCTCCGCCTGCCACTGCGGCAGCAGCTCCTTGGCGAGCCCGACCGCGCGCTCCTGGCTGAGCATCGGCTCACCACACCCTTCCTGAACGCTTCTGCTGGGGGTCCTGGTTGAGCAGCTGGCGCCACAGCATCCGTGCACCGACCGCGCAGACCGCCAGGTCGACCTTGCGCCGGGACTCCCGGTTCTCCTTGCCCATGCCGACGCCGTACTTGTTCGGGCGCCGTCGCGAGTTGCGGACGTGGTCCGCGAGCGCGGCCGAGTGGTCGTGCGGGACCGCGCGCGCCTCGACGTCGGTGATGAACCGCTCGACCGCGCCGGTGAACTGCTGCTGGTGCGCCGGGGTGCGCATGTCCCACGCGACCGCGTGGCCCTGCTTGCCGGGCACGGCCCACACCTCGAGCCTGTGCTTCCACCGCCGGTGCCACTCGTCGATGAGCGGCTCCCAGAACCGCTCGCCGGTGTCGTCGCGGACGTCGGACGGGTCGGCCCAGAACGCCCGGACCCGGTACAGGCCGAACGCGGCCTTCACCTCGAGGTCGACGTCGGCCCGGTCCACGATCCACGGCTGCTTCGCCGGCAGGCCGGGCGGGCGCTGCCACAGGCCCAGCTTGAACACCGCGCCGTCGGTGACCCGGCACGCGACCAGGCCGGTGGAGTCGTCGGACTTCGACCCGTCGAAGAACAGCACCACCGGCTCGCCCGGGACCAGCGGATGATCGCTGCCCTTGCCGACGTCGGGCGCTGCGGCCCAGTCCGCCGGGTCGATGAGGGCGTCCTCGGCCGCGACGATCTGGTTGTACCACTTGCGCCGCGACTCGCTCGGAGGGTTGTCGGGGTTCGCGATCGACGCGACGATCCGCTTGATCGACAGCCACGTGGAGTCCCCGCGGATCGAGTCGACGACCGCCGGTGCGTCCTCCAGCGTCAGGGGCGCATCGGGCGGGGCCTCGAGGCTGTCGTACATGACGCCGAAGTCCGCGGCCCGCTCGTCCTGGACCTTCTCCCACGACTCCCGCGCCCGCTGACCGACCGAGTCCTCGCCGGGCCGGTACGCGTTGCAGATGTCGAGGATCCGGGCCGCACCGCCCTCGGACTTGGCGGCGTTGCCCTCGATCGCGCCGGCCATCGCGTGGCCGTCGTTCGACTCGTTCCAGTTCTGGGTCTCGTTGCGGATGATCAACGTGGGCCGGCCGCCCTCGATCGTCATCACGCTCGAGGTCACGGCCTGGATCTGCCGGGAGTCCGACAGCGCCCAGATGTTCTCCTTGCCGACCTGGATGCCGTAGTGGTCGCGGGCGTCGGGGGTGATGAGGCCGGGGAACAGCTTCATCGTGTTCTTGGTCTGCTCGAGCGACACCGCGACGATCTGAACCCACGCGTCCGGCTCGTCCCGCCCGACCGGGCGGTCCCCGTCGAACCGGTCGAAGGAGACCGGGCCGAGGATGCCCGCGGCGGACAGGCACGCCGCGACCGGGTCCTTGCCCCAGCCCTTGAGCCGCTGCAGGACCGCGGAGTGCGCGAGGAAGTCCCCGGTCTCGTCGACGGCGTAGAACCACAGCAGCCACCGGGTCTGCTCCGGGGTGAACTGCCACGGCTGGCCCTTGCGGTCGGCCAGCCACGTCCCGCACCAGCCGAGCACGTCCCACCCGAGCGTCAGCTCGGGCAGCACCCACCCGTTCTCCCACTGCCACGTCGGCCCGATACGCACCGGCTCCCACGGCAGGTCCGTGCGCGGCACGGTGTGCTCGAGCAGGTCGACGTACCAGCCGATGATCTCGGAGTAGTCGGAGCGGCCGCGGGTCGCGAGCGCCGCCCGGCTACGCGCCACGGCGCGACCAGCGCGCCTGCGCGGCAGCGCGGTTCTTCGCGCTCAGCTCGCCGCCGTTGTCGCCGGCGCTCTCGTCCGGCAGCTTCAGCGAGGCGAGCAGGCCGCGCAGCGTGTTGCGGTGCTGGCGCAGCTCGGCCACGAACGGGTGGATCACCGGCTGCCCCATCGACCCGGTCGACATCAGCGACGACTCCGCGAGCGCGGCGTCCATCCGCGCGATCAGGTCGGCCTCGCGGCAGGCCTCCTCGAGCAGGCGGAGCTCGTCGGTGCGCAGCTCGTACCCGGTGGTGATCTTGCGCCAGAGCGCGGCGCCGTCCTTGGCGAGCCCGGCGGGCGCGCGGACCTTCATCGACCCTCCAGGGGTGGGCGAGCTGGGCCCACCAGGGGCCCGCTGAAAAACCGGAGCGCGGCGCATGCAGGACGGGAGCTGCTATGCCGATCCGATGCGGCGACCCCCTCGGGGGAGGCACCCCCACCCCCTGCGGGCGGTCACCGTGCGCCTGGGTGCGGCTCGCGCGGGCGAGCGCGGGTCGGGCGCGGTGCCGCGGCCCTCGCTGCTGCCGCCTCGCGCTGCGTCTTGTCCCTGTGGTGGGGCGTGCACAGCCACTGCAGGTTGTCGAGGCTGTGGTCGTCGCCGCGGACCCGGTGGTCGCACTCGCTGCCCGCGCTCGTGCACCTGCTGCCGTCGGAGTAGCGGTGCTCGCAGCGACCCTCGGCCCTGCGCCTGGTCTGGGCCACCCTCTTCGGCCAGTCAGCTGGCAGGCGGGAGCGCCTGTCGCTGCCGTCCCACGCCATGGCTCAGCGCTCCGAGACCAGAGCCCGCATCGCGGCCGCGTCGCGGTGGGCGTCGACGTAGCGCTGGTAGAGGGCCACGCACGCGCCGTACTCGGGGCCCTGCATCTTGTCGGGCTGGTCCTGGTGGTGCAGGGCGAAGACGGCGCCCTCGTGCCGGGTGAGCGGCCCGATGAGGGTCTCGTGCGCGAGACGGAACGCCCAGTCCTCCGGCGACCAGCGGGTGAACCGGTCGTCCATCCCGCCGATCGACCACCACGTGGCGGGGGCGGTGACGAACACGCCCGAGCAGGCGCCGGCGACATCGGTGTAGGAGCACAGCTCGGGCGGCATGCCGGCGCCGAGCTGGCGGGTGCCGTGGAGGCCGAGGCTGCGGTACTGCGTGTAGGGCAGGTGCACGGTGCCGTCCGTGGCGGCGCCGTCGATCGCGGCCTGCAGCGGGGCCGGCTGGGGGAAGGTGTCGGCGTCGGCGATGACGACGACGTCTGCGTCGCTCGCGAGCGCGACGCCTGCGTTGCGCGACGCGGCGAGGTTGAACCAGGAGTGCCCGGAGTCCACGGTGGTCGGCCGGTGGCCGAGCCGGGCCCATGCGCGGATGACCTCTTGGAACGAGCGGACGCGGTCGGGGGTCTCGCGCCACGGGATGACGACGGCGACCTCAGTACCCATGCGAGGCGTCCGTGCGGGTGCCGACGTGGGTGGTGCGGGGCGCGTCGTCGCGGTGCCCGTAGTAGGCGAAGCGGTAGCCGGCGGCGCGGAGCTGGGCGCCGTAGGCGGCTTCGGACCAGGCCGCGGCGGGCCAAGGCTGCGCGGCGGCGAGGGTGCGGCGGAACAGGCAGGGGTTGCTGGTCCAGCCGCCGGTGTGCTCGACGTGGTGGTCGGCTTGGAACAGGAGGATGCCCTGCGCCTCGAGGGAGGGCAGGAGGCCGCCGGCGGTGTGCTCGTTGGGCCACCATGGCTGGCGGACGAGGGCGATCTGCGCGAGGTCGTGGTCGGCGTCGAGGATGGCCGCCATGTCGGCGAGGGGGACGTCGCTGTTGGGGAGGAAGTCGGCCTCCCACATGAGCACCCATGGCGGTGCGTCGTGGTCGAGGGCGGCGAGCTGCTGCCAGAGGTCGACCATCTGCGCGGTGTAGCCGCGGCGGTGGTGGTCGATGTGCTCGATGACGAGCTCGGGCGCGGGGTCGAGGGCGGCGAGGATGCGGTCGCGGTGCTCGGCGAGGTAGTCGCGGGTGTCGTCCATGAGGACGAGCGCGTACCGCACGGTCAGTCCCGGTCGGCGATGACGAGGAGCATGGTGCCGCGGCTGGGGAACGTCTGCTGCTTGGCGCCGGGCCATGTGACGCGGACGTAGTAGCGGTAGTTCCCCTCGAGGTCGGTGTTGCCGGAGGCCCAGGCGTAGGAGACGTCGCCGTGGGTGTCGGGGTCGTCGTCGACCTGGTCGACGGTCATGGCCTCGTCGACAGTGGGCTCGTCCTCGCCCTGGCGGACGACGACGAGGGTGACGGCGGCGGCGTTGGCGAGGTCGACGCGGGCGCCGGTCTCGTCGGTGAGGGTGAGCTCGAGGGCGGGCTCGAGGTCGCCGGTGCGGAGGTAGACGGCGTCGCTGCTCACGTCAAGGCCTCCGGACGGTGATGCGGCCCTCGCGGGCGGAGCGGACGGTCACGGCGCCCGGGCTGGTGCGGACCGTGATCGTGGCGGCGGGGCGTCGCCGGACGGTGATGCCGCTGCTGGTGGTGCGCAGGACGAGGACGCCGGTGTGGGTGCGGACGATGAGGCGGGGGCCGTGGACGTGGGGGTAGTCGACGAACCCGGCGAGTACTGCGTGGGCCTCGTCGAGCTCGGTGGTGATGCCGAGGTCAACGAGACGGGCTGCGGTGAGGGGCTGGGTGGTGTCGAGCTCGCCGGCGAGGGCGAGGTCGACGAGCCTGGCCGCGGTGGTGGTGAGGAGGGCGTCGGTCTCGGCGGCCTGGTCGAGGCCGATCACGCGGGTCGCGGACCCGGCGATCGCGGTGTCGGTCTCGGTGGCGAGGCCGACCTGCACGAGCCGGACGACCGCGGCGGGCAGGGGGGTGCTGGAGTCCGTCGGGAGGCCGACGTCGGTCGCGTGGCCCTCGGTGAGCGGGAGGACCTCGTCGGTCTCGGTGGCGAGGCCGGCGGCGACGAGGCGGGCGAGCGCGGGCGGGAGGGGCTCGGCGGTCTCGGTCGCGATCGCGAGGGTGACGATCCACGCGAGCTGCAGGGGCTGGGTGGTGTCGGTCTCGGCCGGGATGGTGACCTGGACGGCGCGGGCGGCGGTGGCCGCGAGCGTGGTGCTGGTGTCGCTGGCGAGGCCGGCCTGCCGGATCCGGGTCGCGACGGCGGCGAGCGCCGTGTCGGCTTCGGCCTGGAGGGCGAGCTGCACGGCGCGTGCTGCGGTGAGCGGCTGGGCCGTGTCGGTCTCGGACGCGAGGCCTGCCGCAGCGACGCGGGCCGCCGTGGTCGGCTGCAGGGTGTCGGTCTGGGTGGGGAGGCCGGCCTGACGGATCCGAACGGAGGACGTCGCAGGAGCCGTGTCGGTCTCGGCCTGGACGCCCGCTGCGGCGACCCGGGCGCCGCTGGTGGGCTGCGCCGTGTCGGTCTCGGTCTGCAGGCCCAGCGCGGCTGCTCGGGCCGCACTGGTGGGCCGCGCGGTGTCGGTCTCGGACTGGACGCCTGCGGCGGCGACCCTGGCCGCCGTGGTCGGCTGCGGGGCGTCGGTCTCGGTGGGGAGGCCGGCCTGACGGATCCGAACGGAGGACGTCGCAGGAGCCGTGTCGGTCTCGGACGCCAGGCCTGCGGCGGCGACGCGAGCCGCCGCGGTGGGCTGCGGGTTGCTGGTCTCGGACTGGATCGCGGCCACGGCGATGCGCGCGGCTGTGGTCGGCTGCGGGGTGTCGGTCTCCGCGATGACCGCGACCGCGGCGACGCGCGCCGCCGTGGTCGGCTGCGCGGTGCTCGTCTCGCTGGGGAGGCCGAGCTGCACGACGCGCGCGCCGGCGACGGCCAGGGCCGTGTCGGTCTCGGACGGCAGGCCGACGTCGACGGTGGTGCCGCCGCCGACCGGAGCGTTCGGGAGGATCGACACGACCGCGGTGAACCGCGAGTTCGTCGGCCCGGTCGTGACGAACGTGCCGGCCGCGGCCAGCGACGTGGACCCGGACACGAGCTTGGCCGCGGCCCACGCGAACGCGTTGCGGGCGGACGCCGCCGCGGTGGAGGACTCCTCGACGGGGTCGGCCCAGCCGGCGGGGAGCGCGGCGGTGTCCAGGGTGGGCTGGGTGCCGTCGGCGTTGCCGCGGCCGCCGCCGAACCCGACGGCGAGCCAGTCGGTCTCCGCTGCGGTGTGGGCGGGGGTCTGCATGTTGTAGGGCGCGGACCCGTCACCGGCCGATGTGGCGGGGGTGATGGTGTCGTAGTCGCCCTGGGCGACGGCCACGAGGACCGCGGAGCCCTGGTTGGAGCCGGTCCAGGTGATCGTGACGGTGGCGCCGCCGGTGGTGGCCTTGAACGGCAGCCGCCAGACGTAGTGCGCGGAGGACGCGTTCGCGATGACCGCGGACGCCTCAGCGGTCCAGGACTCCCCGGAGCCGGAGTTGTCGCTGATCGTCGCGGTGTTCGCGTTGCTCGAGCGGGACGTCTTGACCAGGACGACGCCGTCGGTGTCGCCCTCGAACGCCGGGATCGTCAGGGTGATCGTGGTGCCGCCGTCGACCTTCCCGAACGACGTCCCCGCGACGTAGGGGCCGGTGTAGGGCTCGGGCGGGGTCGGCTGGGGCCCGTAGTCCTCGTCGAACCAGCCCTCGAGGACCTGGTCGGGTGAGAACCAGGAGCTGATGCTGGTGCGCGGGTCGAACCAGAGCGGGTACAGCCCGGTGCTGTGCCCGCCGGGCGAGGCGGCGAGGAGCTCCGCGAGGGCCGTGCTCGACAGGGGGCTGGTGCCGAGCATGGGGTCACCTCACGCGGAACCAGTGGCAGGCCATCTCCGAGCTGGAGTTGTTCGAGCAGCCGACCATGATCCCGATCTCGTCGGGGGTGAGGAAGGCGGAGGGGTCCTGCGCGGTGGCGACGGTGCGCCAGACGCGGCCGTCGGAGGAGACGAGGAAGTCGTAGGAGGTGCTCGAGTTCTTACGGATCCGCAGGTACAACTCGCGGTTGGTGAGCCCGTAGACGGCCTGGTTGCCCACGAAAGCGGAGGCGGCGCTGGTCGGGTTGTTCCACCGCCAGGACTCGACGGAGCGCTCGTTGATGCCGACCCAGGAGAGGAACTTCCCGGTGCCGGACTCCCGCAGGACGAGGCCGGCCATGACGTTGCCGGAGTCGAGGCCGACGTAGGACAGCTTGGTGGTTACGGTCCACGTGGACGGGAACCCGCTCAGCGAGCGCGTGAGCATGCGCACGTTGTCGCCGGAGGCGTTCTGCGGGGTGATGATCCCGGCGCCGAGCTCCTCGCGGTACGTGGACGTGCCCTGGTTCACCCACGCCCAGCCGGACGGCAGTGTGGTGCCGGAGCCGTCGAACTCGACGTCGTAGGCCAGGGGTGCGCCGTTGAGGGCGTCGAAGGCGGCGCGGTCGTCGAGGCCGAACTTGTCGCTGATCTGCGCGGCGGGGGCGGTGAGGAAGACGTCCTTGGTGCCGGCGGAGAAGGAGACGAGGGCGCCGGCGTTGCTCGAGGCGAGGACCGTCTGCCGGGCCAGGGTTGTGGCTGCGGTGAGCTTGCCGATGCCGACCTCCCACTCGATGCCGCCGTCGGAGGCGATGCAGTAGTAGCAGAGGTCGTTCGTCGCGAGGACGGAGGCGAAGGTGCGGTACCCGGCGGCGGCGGTCCCGGACAGGGTGAGGTCGCCGGTGCCGGTCGTGGTGGTGGTGTCCCTGACGCGGTCGGCGACGACCAGGGTCATCAGGCGACTTCCTGGAAGTAGACGACCGAGCCGGCCTTCGCCACGATCGCGGAGGACGCCACCTCGGAGGCGAACCGGGCGATCACGTTCCCGTTCGCGGTGGCCTCGTAGAAGCCCTCGATGACGGCGATGTTCGCGCCCGTCGCGGCGGACGAGGCGTTCGACGCGGCCGGGAGGTCGTGCGCGGCGCTGCCCTCGATCGTGGTCACCGATGTCGTGGTGAGGCTGACCTCGGAGCGGTAGCGCATCGTGCCGCCGGGGCCGTTGATTCCCCACCGGGACCCGGTGGTGGTCGCGGCGGCGGTGTACTGGATGACGAACCGGAACCAGTACTTCTTGCCCGAGGTGACCGGGAAGGACAGGCCGGTCACGTCGGCGATGGTGTTCGCGGTCGCGTTGTTGTTGGTGACGTCGGCAGCGAGGACGGCGACGTTGATGCCGGAGTTGACGGCGTTGCTGCCCTGGTTCTGGCTGGTCTTGACCGCTCCGGAGCTGGTGAGGACCTGGAACCCGACGCCGTCGAGGAACTGCAGGACCTCCCCGGGCGCGAGGGCGGTGGAGAAGATGTCGGCGGCGTTGGTGCCGTCGGTGTGGCGCACGGTGACCGTGTTCGTCACCGACGCGTGGGTGTTCCGGACGAGCAGGGACTGCACGTTGCGCTGCGTCGACGCCGCCGGCGCTGCGACGACGTCGGTGGTGGTCGCGGTCGCGATGGCCACGGTGTTGGTGCGGCCCGGGGTGATGGTCCCCGAGGCGTTGTCGACCCAGGTCGCGTGGACGTCGACGTCGCCCGCGGCGGAGGTGACCAGCTGGATCTTGTCGCTCGTGCTGGTCAGCAGCAGCATCGGTCAGCCTCCAGCCTGCACGTAGCCGGGGGTGGTGTAGCCGAGGCCGGCGCCGCCGGTGAAGTCCTCGGTCGGCTTGGTGTGGAGGATGCCGGGCCACATGGCGGGCTTCCACTCGCCGGCCGACGGGCCCCAGCAGTGGACCTGGCTGGTCCGCACCGACCCGGGCGGGGGCACGAGCCAGAGGGTGTACTTCCCGTTCACGGACTCGAAGTCGCAGCGGTGCATCTCCCACGAGCCCTCGACCGGGGCGGACACGGTGTTGAGGTCGTGGGCGTTGAGGAACGCGGCCTGGTAGTTGGTGCGGCCCTTGAGGCCGTCGACGCGCAGGGTGCGGGGCCCGTTCCAGGTCTGGAGGATGTCGGCGTGGTTGGTGGCCTGCGTGCCGGAGCAGAGGCCGTCCACGTGGACGTTCTCGATCTGCACGGTCGAGGCCGGTGAGGCGTTGTCGATGCCCTCGGTGAAGTCGCCGCCGACGGCGCGGAACCGGACGCCCTCGAGGTGGACGGTGCCGGCGTTGTTCTTGAGGTAGGCGGCGCGTCGGACGCCGTTCGCGCCGGTGACGTCGACCTGGCCGCCGATGACGACGACGTTGCGGCCGCCCTCGATCACGAGCCCGTTGGGCATGGTGATCGCCCGGTCGGTCGGGAGCTTGAGGATGTAGTCCTTGGCCGGGTCGAGCTTGGGCAGCGCGGACCCGACGTTGAGCGTGGTCGGGTTGACCAGCTGCGGGGGTGCCCAGCGCAGCTTGGGGCGGCCGTCGCCGGCCGGGGGCGGCGGGTCGACGGGGCCCGGGTCGACCGGCGGGCCCGGGTTCTCGAGCTCGGCGATGCGGGCGCGCAGCTGCGCGATCGTCTCGTCCCGCGCGGCGACGGAGGCCTCGGCGTCGTCGAGCTGCGCGGACAGGGCCGCGGCTGACGCGTTGAGCGCGGTGATCTCGGCGTCGGCGGCGGCGCCGAGCGCCGCGGCCTGGTCCTGGTAGCCCATCGCCGTCAGCTCGCGCGGAAGAAGCCGGCCGGGTCCCAGCGCAGCTCGAT